CTATGAAGAAGCTCCATCGGAATTTAATATTCCTCCATGTGGAATAGAAGATTGTGATTTTGCAATATTTGATTTATTTGATAAAACTATTCCTTTTACAAAAAAGGTAATAAGAGCATCTGCGGGTAAAATAGAATTAAATAAACCATATGTAATTTTAGCTACAGGTGAACGATTTGCTTTAGCAAAAAGTCTTAAACCACCTCGTGATAAACGTTCTAAAGAATTGGTATTGCCAGCGATTTCTATTCGTAGAGCAAACATAATTCATTCTTATGCAGAACAAAATAGTCGTGGTATGAATCAAACAACTGGCAATATTTTTATCAAGAGAAGGTTTGATCCACAAGATAGAGATTATCAATCTTTGATTAATAAATTAGGTTTGAAAAATTTAGATCCTAATTTTCCATCAAGTAATAGACCACAAGGTGATTATAAGAACACTTTAGAAACATTGCAAGGTGGTTTATTACAGGCTCACAATAACAATAATTTATTTGAAATTATTAGCATTCCACAGCCACAATTTTTCAAAGCTACATATGAAATAATATTTTGGACCAAATATACTCAACATATGAATTATATGATAGAAACATTAATGACATCATATTTGCCACAAGGAAGAAATTGGAAGCTTGTAACTGATAAAGGTTATTGGTTTATGGCAAATGCAAATGATGATTTCACTAAAGGTGATAATTTTGATGATTTTACAGATCAAGAAAGATTAATAAGATATAATTTTACAGTTGATGTAAAAGGTTATTTATTAGCTGGTCAAGGACCATCTGACCTGGTGCCAATTAGAAGATGGATTTCTGCTCCTAACATATCATTTGAAACTAACATTCTTGGTTCTGAATTACAACCTAAAAAAGCAATTGATGCTATACAAAACAAAGCAGAAAACAAATTTTCATTAACAGATATTGAAGCAGATCCCGCCAAAGCTCAAACCCCTACTACAACTCAAAGATTATATTACAAAAAAAATGTTATTGATCCTATGACTGGAAAAAAGAATTTTAAGTATGTAAGCATCTTAGAATCCAATCAAAAGAGCGGAGAAACAGTTTTTGCAGCCTCAGATATTCAAACTATTGAGGAATTTCTGCTTTCTTTGAAATGAAATACAATTATTTTCTTTTTATAGTAGATAACCCAATTTATAAAAACTATTTAGAATCTGAAGCATTCAAAAATAGTAAGGCTCAAAATAAGAGGATAAAATGGCAGAACAACTTTTTAAATTCCCAGGCTTCTTTGACAGAGAAATAGATTTGACCGCAGTATCAAGCGGTCCTGTTGGAGTACCTGCCGGTATTGTCGGCGCTTCTGAAAAAGGACCAGCATTCGTTCCATACACTGTTGGTTCTTTTAATGATTTCATTTCTAAATATGGAGATCTGAATTCAAAATATGCTGCGCCATATGCAGTAGAAAAATTCTTGGCAAATAGAAATGCACTAACCTTCGTAAGAGTTTTGGGTGCTGGTTCTAATCAAACCTCTACAGATATTGAAAACACTAGAACAACAGGATTAGTTGTTAATGCTGGTTTTAAAATCACAGGTTCTAAAAATGCTATTGGATTAGAACAAGGCTATGTTCAATTCTTACTTGCAAGACATGATGTAACTGGATCTGAAGCCATTGGATTTCCAATGTTTACAGATAATCAAAGTTATACAATGACTAATGGTTCTGGTAATGACAGCGTATATCTTGTACGTGGTGCAATTTTCACAGCTAATGATACAAGAATCCAAATAATGAATCTTGGAGAAGCTTGGTCAGCCAATTCTGATGATTATGCCACTCCAGATGCAACTCTTAGAAAGATTAGAATCGCTGTTTCTACATCTCAAGGTGCTACATTCGGAAATGGCGATGGGAATTTGGGCGTTAGAATTTTCACTGCCAGTTTAGATCCAAGTCAAGAAGATTATTTTGGCAAATTGCTAAACACAGATCCAGAAAAATTTGGAGAACAAAGACATTATTTGTATGCTGATTTCGCCGTAGATTCAGAAGTCGCTAACGTAGGCACTGGAAGCAATGATATTTGTATCGCTTCCGGTTCACAAAATACTTCTGTTAACTCCGGTATTACATCTTTGAAATTCCGTGACATGTTCGGCAGATTTGATACAAGATACAAGAATCCAAAAACAACATCATTTATTTCACAACCATTTGGTAATGTTGAATATGATTTGTTTAGAATTGAATCTCTTGACGATGGCGCTTATGCAAATAGTAAATTTAAGATTTCTATTGTCTCTTTAAATGCCTCTACAAATCCACAAAATAGATTCGGAACATTTACTGTACTTGTAAGAAATTTTGCTGATAACGATTATCAACAAGAAGTACTTGAACAATTTAACAATGTAAGTCTAGATCCAAAATCAGATAACTATATTGCAAGAGTAATAGGAGACACATCAGTAAGATTTAATTTTGATGCTGTAGATTTAGGTGATAGAAGAGTTGTAGTTGAAGGAAATTACCCAAATAAATCAAATTACATTAGAGTTGTAGTAAATTCTGAAGTTGAAAGAGGTAATGTCCCAAATAGTGCATTGCCATTTGGTTTCCGTGGACCAGAATTCCTAAAGACTAATTCTCTGTTGTCTGATTCTGTTGGAGCTGCTGGCGATATAAGATTTGCAGCAACAGCTTCTTCTACTGCTGATGCTAGAATTTTGGCAGCAATTGTTCCTCCACTTCCATTTAGATTCAAATTAACCCGTGGTTCTGTTGATACTTCTCCATCTTTCACAGGGGAATCAGGATTAACAGAAATTGCTGATTCTCGTTTGTGCTGGGGTGTTAAGTTTGAAAGAAACACGGAAATTTTCAATACAAACGTAGAATTAAGACAAAATTCATTAGTATCTTCATTAACTAAATTCTTTGGTGTAAGAGAATTGGATGCTTTAGTTACTGGTTCTAATACTGATGCATTCAATAGCAACAAGTTTACTCTTGCAAGAGTTGCATTAAATGCTTCAAGTTATACCAATCTAACAAATACAGTTGACAATTACATGAAAGATGCCGCTTACATAAGAAACGGCTCTCCAGATGTAACAAATTATACAATAACAGATGATGTTAGCGGCAATCCAAGAATAACATTTGCAACATTGTTAAATCGTGCTTCAGGAAGTATTTTCAATAACTTCTCAAACTATGCACAATTTACGACTATATTGTATGGCGGTTATGATGGTATCAACATTCTTGATAGGAATGCAGTATCTTTCAATGATCGTTCTACATCAGCAGAATCTCGTGGTTCAATATATGGTAACTGTGCTGGTAATTTCGTATCTCCAGGATTTAGTTTCAACCAAAACGGAACTGGAATACAAAATAGTACTGTAAATTCTTATAGAACAGCAATTGATATCATTACAAATCCAATGCTTGTCAATACAAACATTCTTGCAATTCCTGGGCAAAGAGATCCATTAGTTTCAGATTATGCTTTAGCAGCTAATTCAAACTATGGCATGTCAATCTACACAATAGATATCCCAAATTACAATCAAAATGTTGAGAGAATATGGGATGGTGAAACAGTTAACACTGGAACAATAATCAGTATCGAACAAACATCTGCACAATTCGAATCAAGAAATATAGACAACACATTAGCCGCAGCATATTTCCCAGATATCGTTATTACAGATAACAATAGTCAAAGAAAAGTAACTGTACCAGCTTCTATAGCAGCCATGGCGGCTCTTGGTTACAATGATAAGGTCGCATATCCATGGTATGCTCCTGCTGGCTTTAATCGAGCTGCTCTTGATTTCGTTTCTCTAACAAGAACAAGATTGAATCAATCTGATCGAGAAAGAGTATATGCTGCAAGAATTAATCCAATTGTTAAATTCCAAGAGAAAATTATGTAATCTTTGCACAAAAAACTCTTGATAATCAAAGAACTTCTCTAGATAGTATCAACGTTCAAAGAATGGTTCTTGATGTTCAACGTCAAGTAGTTGATGTCGGCAATAGATTAATATTCGAACAAATTACTCCTGCATTAAGACAACAATTTGTTAAGAATGTTACCCCAATCTTAACGAATGTTCAAAGCAGACAAGGATTACAGCAATTCAAAGTTATTTGTGATGAGACAAATAATACTAACCTTGATGTAGAAAACAACAAAATGAATGCAAAAATTCTTCTCGTCCCAGTTAAGGCAGTAGAATTCATCGCAATCGACTTTGTGATTACCCGTGCAGGGGTCCAATTCGTGTGATGCTAATAGTTAATAAAAGAAATTGGAGTTCATAAAAAATGGCGCAAATCAGCTTTAAAAGTCCCGGTGTTTCAGCAAGAACAATAAATCTAACTGGTCCTACAGCAATCCAACCAAATGGCATTCCAGCCGGTGTCGTAGGTACTTCTGAAAGAGGTCCGGCTTTTGTTCCTGTAACGGTAGCAACAACACAAGATTTTTTCGTAACATTCGGACAGCCAAATGATAATTTCTATAATGGTCCATTGGCTGTTTCAGAATGGTTGAGAAATCAACAATCTGCAACATACATTCGTGTTCTTGGTGTTGGTGATGGAAACGCAAGAACTACATCCAGTCCAAATGCTGGTAAAGTAATAAATGCTGGTTATGTTGTTGGTTCTGAACAACCACAACAAGTTTCACTTGGTGGTGCGTTAGGAAGTAATCCTTATGCAAATCTTGCAGGCAATTTAGGAAGAACATATTTCCTTGGTTGTTTCATGAGCCAAAGTTTAAATTCAAGTGTCTTTACTGATGCAGGTTTACCAGCTCGTGGTGTTCCAGTAGTAAGAGGTGTTTTATTAGCTGCTAGTGGTGTTTTATTGTCACTCTCTTCTTCTATTGCCGGTTCTGATAACGCTATTACTAATTCAACAATTGGAACAGAAGCTACCAAAAAAGGATCTATGACAGGTTCTTTGAATTTAGCTTCCTCAAGACAAGAATTCGTCATGTTGTTAAATGGACACAAAGGAACAGATGCTACCTATCCATTTGCTGTAACAGCTTCATTTGATGTCGAAGCTCCAAATTATTTTGGCAATTTATTCAACACAGATCCATATAAGCTTGAAAAAGCAGGCTATGTACTATATTCAGAATACCAAATTCATCCAAGTCTTGCTGTTCCAACTGGTTCTGGATTTAATGGTGCTATAACAGGTTCAGCAATCCCAAGCTTACAAAACATTGCTTTCATCTTTACAGGCTCTCAAACAAGAAACTTAGGAACAACTACTGTTCCAAATTATGAAAATTTTGAAGACAGATTTAGAACTGCTAAAACACCATGGTTTGTTTCACAAAGATTTGGTGGTTCTGCTAAAAATCTATTTAGAGTATTTTCTCTTCATGATGGTGCTTCATCAAATAATCTATTCAAAATTTCAATTGAAAATATTATTCCAAAAAATGCTACAGATGTAGATCAATATGGAACATTTGATATTCTTGTACGTGATTTTAATGACAATGATAAAAATAAAGTAGTTATTGAATCATTTAGAGGATTATCTTTAAATCCTTCATCTCCAAATTATATTGCCAAAGTAATTGGTGATTATAATACATACTATAATTTCGATACACAGCAACAAAAACTTGTTACTTCAGGTGACTTCATAAATCTATCAAAATATATTCGTGTTTTAGTAGCCGATGAAGTAGCTTCTGGAGAAATGGTAGAATCAGCTCTTCCAGTTGGTTTCCGTGGTTTACCACATTTAGTAACATCTGGTTCATCTCCACTACAAACTTTCTCTGATACAACTTATTTTGGAACAGCTCTTCCAGCCGCTGCTTCAAATGTAGTTCAAGTACCAGTACCATTCAGAGTAAATCTTAATAGAGGATCAAATGCTTCTACAACCGCAGATAGAGGTTTGTATTGGGGTGTTCAATTTGAACAAAGAACTTCTGCTACAGAATTAAATAAAAGCAGTGTTTTTGATCCAACAATCAAAGGATTCACCGCATATTATCCAAATTTCCAAACTGAATATGTAAACATTGTTGTTGAAGATAATCAAGGAACAGCAGATACAACTACTAATGGAATCCTTGATGCAGATCGTTTTAACAACAATGCTTTCTCACTAGAAAATATTAAAATCAAATATGTTTCTTCTAGTAATCTTGCAGATACGACCCAATTAATAAGCTGGAGTTATGTTCGTCCTGGAAACGTTGCACCAGATGTTGTGAACTTCACAAGAGCACTTCAAGTTACTGATTTAACGGATACAACTGTAAGATTACTAGGTAAATTTACAGTTAATTTACAAGGTGGATTTGATGGCGTAAGAATCTTCAATGAAGATACAAATGAATTAACAAATCAAGCCATAGTTGAAGAAATGTCTAAAGCAGATCGTGGAACAACAAATGGACCAACGGTATCTGCATATAACAAGACTCTTGATATCATTTCTGATGCAACAGAAGTTGATATTCAACTCTTAACTCTTCCTGGATTGCGTCATCCAATTATCACAGACAGGGCATTGCAAGTAGTTGAATCTAGATTTGATTCTCTATTGTTAATGGATCTACAAGAATATGATGTAAATGGAACCCTTGTTACTTCAAGTTTACAAGATGTTTCTGTAAGATACACAGCAAATGCTTTCAGAGATAGAGGATTAAATTCTTCTTTCGGAGCTGCATATTTCCCAGATGTAGTAATGAGAGATGAATATAACGATGTAGTTCGTCAAGTTCCTCCAACTGTTGTAGTACTTGGCGCATTCGGCAAGAATGACTCAGTAAGTTATCCATGGTTTGCACCAGCAGGTTTTACAAGAGGTGCGCTTGATACCACAAATCAATCATCTTTGATGCTTACAAGAGAAAATCTAGATGATCTATATTCAGAAAGAATTAATCCACTTACATCTTTCCCAGGTAGTGATGGAGTAGTTGTTTGGGGTCAAAAGACTGTTCTAAATTCACAATCTGCACTTGAAAGAGTAAACGTTAGAAGACTTCTAATAGACCTTCGTCGTCAAGTTAAGAGAATTGCAAACAGAATAATATTCGAACAAGGTAAAGCTGAAACCTTAGCAAGATTCTCAAGTCTTGTTACTCCAATTCTTAAAAGAGTTCAAGATCAAAACGGCGTTGATCGTTATCTTGTTAAGATTGATACAAGCACAACAACGCAAGCAGATTTCGAGAACAAGACAATCCGTGGTAAGATTTACATTCAACCAACACGTACACTAGAATTCCTTTCTGTAGATTTCGTAATTACAAATCCAGGAACAATCTGAAAATAATTTAGAATAATAGGATATAAAATGCAAATTACAATAAAAGAACTAAAAAAGATGATTTCTGAAGCAGTAAACGAATGTTACCACGATATGGAAGCTCATCATGACATGGAAGACCATCATGACATGGAAGACCATGATGGCATGAAAGATCTGTTCGATACTCTTAGCGCCCGAAAAGGTCGTCATAATCCTGAAGAAGAAGAAATTGTTCTTGTATTACCAATGCAAGAGAAAAAACAAAAATGGATGCAAGCTGCTGTTAAGAAAAAGGGAGCATTGTCAAAACAACTTGGTGTGCCAGAAGAGAAAAATCTTTCTATGGCAGATCTAGAAAAGAAAAAAGCTGCTCTTCAAAAGAAAGGCGCAGGCGATAAAAAGCTATCTGCTCATGATTTAAAATTATTACAAAGAATTAACTTTGCAATAACCGCCAAAAAAACAGCAGCCAAAAAGAAGAAAAAAACTGTTAAAGAAGCAATTGCTGGCGTTGAAGAAAAATTAAAACCAGCACAAGTTTCTTTACATAGAAACGTCTCCCCAGAAGAAGCACCAAGACAATCTGCTGTTGCAGAATCTATGAAAGAAAAAATTAGAGAAATGGTAAAAGAAATTTTATCAAATTCTATTTGATAACAATATTTAATTAAGAAATAAGGGAACAATACTATGGCAGAGACATTATCAGTAACAGACATGTTACCAACCAAGTTTGAACCATTGCAAAAACGTAGATTCGTATTTGCAATTGAAGGTATCGATTCATTTTTAGTAAAATCAGGCAAACGTCCTTCTACTTCAACTTCAACAATTGAAGTACCATGGATTAACAGCACACGTTACTTAGCAGGAAAAACAAAATTTGAATCTATCGATGTAACATTGCATGATCCAATTGCTCCATCCGGCGCTCAACAAGTAATGGAATGGGTTCGTTCCTGTTTTGAAAGCGTTTCTGGTCGTGGTGGTTATGCAGATTTCTATAAACGTGATATTCAAATTAAAATGTTAGACCCAGTTGGTACAGTAGTTCAACTTTGGGATATTAAAGGTGCATTCGTAGAAAAAGCAAA